GAGTATCTGATGACAGTGGACGTGTCTCGTGGTATGAAGTTAGACTACTCTGCATTCCTGGTGGTTGATATTACATCATACCCACATAGACTTGTTGCCAAGTATCGGAACAATGAAATTAAACCGATGTTGTTCCCTGATGTTATTGTAAACACTGCAAAAAAATATAATAACGCGTGGGTCTTATGTGAGGTAAATGATATCGGTGACCAGGTTGCTTCCATTATATTCTATGACATGGAGTATGAGAACCTACTCATGACATCTATGAGAGGACGTGCAGGTCAGGTCTTGGGTCATGGTTTTTCTGGTGGTAAGACTCAACTTGGACTCAAGATGGCAAAGGCTCCTAAGAAGTTGGGATGTTCAAACCTGAAACAAATGGTTGAGGGTGATAAGATTCTATTCAAAGACTTCCAGATCATTAACGAACTTACTACCTTCGTTGAGAAGAGAGACTCATTTGCTGCAGAAGATGGTTGTCACGATGACCTAGTTATGTGTATGGTTATCTATGCATGGGCAGTTGCACAAGACTACTTCCGTGAAATGACTGACCAATCTGTTAGGGAAGAACTATATGAAAAGGACAAGAATCAACTAGAAGAGGACATGTCACCCTTTGGTTTTATCACAAATGGACTAGACGATACTGTATATCATGAGAAGGATTCAGGTCTGGTATGGAATGATACCAGTCAGTTTGATGAGTACGGAGTGCCTTATAGTCCATGGGAATGGGAGAAGAGGACATATAATAGAGACAACGGTCCAGATCCAACCTGGTGGAGACAATACTAATACGGAATTTAGGTAACGTTATAAAGGGAATCTAAGGGGGTTCTACCATATCTACCATAGTATATTTTATTCTTGATTAACTATCCGTAAACCTAGTAAATACTAAATACTTTTGAATATTCCCTATATTCAGGAGTTAGATATGGTAATTAAAACCGCCTCCCCAGGTGTGTTTATCCAAGAGGTAGACTTAACAAGGGGATCTGCTGATGCTATTACAGAAAATGTAGGGGTTGTTGCCGGTCCTTTCGAGAAGGGTCCTGTAGATCAACTAGTATACATTACTACAGAATTAGAACTTAGACAAACCTTCGGTGAACCAACCGATGAGAATTTCGAGTATTGGCACTCCATTAACAATTTCCTAGAGTACTCTGGTAATTGTTATGTAGTGCGTTGTGATGACGCTGTTGGTGACGTTGTAGACGAAGGCGCCAACACAGTGAACGCTCAGAAGATGCGTAATGCTACTGATGCATTCACGTATTATGATGATTCACTGCCTATGCCCAATCCTAATGATCCAACACAGACTGAGAGAACTCAGAGTTCTGTATACGTTAAGAACGAAGATGAATTCTTAGTAGAAAAGAATGCTTCTCAACCTGGTCTAGGTAAGTTCTTTGGAAGAACCCCTGGTCGTTGGGCTAACGGAATTGGTATTGCAGTAATCGATAAAGGTGCTGACTATCAGATGACTCTAAAGTCAACTGATGTATCACTATCAACTGACAACCAAATCATTCTTGACGGTGGTTCTTCTGTTATTTCACCTACAGACATTCTTGATGGTAACACCAACCAACAGGAAGAAGGTGCCACATCACAGATTGCTCTCACTAATCTCAGAGCTACCGATGATTCTACAGTTCCTCCTTTCAGTGCTGACACTGAAGTTGGTAGAGGAATTGGTAGATACATCAAGATCCAGTTTGAAGCCAAGCCCGATCTAGAAGACGTAACAGAATTGTTGATCGATCCCGGTGACGACAACATCAACTTTGTTGCTGACGATGGATCTGATACTGGTCTTCTATCTGGACAAGAAACTGTCACTGACGGTAATGGTCAGAGCCTAGTCCTCGATTTAACATTATCAGGCGGTTCCGTTATTGCAGTAGCAGTTAACAACCAAGGTGCTTCATCCTCACAAGGTTACAAAGAAGGTGATACTGTCACTGTAAGTCGAGTCCAAAACAGTGGATTTGTTTCCACTGTTACCATGACCGTAACCGGAGTATCTGAAGTACTAGGTACTATTGTTACATTCGGTGATGGTGGTACTGAAGCACTAGTTGCTGCAGTAGTTAGACTAGAAGAAATTAATGATGTATGGTTTGCAACTTGTGTTGTAAGAGAAGACGTAGGCCAAGGTGGCTACGGTGAACTAGATCAATATGAAGATCTTGACGGAACTCTTACCGTTAGTAACGCTCCTGGTATTGAGATCGGACAGGCAACTGCAATCTATGTTCTAGGCGACTTCCTATATTACAGTAAGTCTGCTAATCAGATTGTAAACTCAATCTTTGAAGAGAAGACCTACACCAGAAACCAAGGTATTTCCTGGTACTGGCCTGCTAGAGCAACAGATGGTGAGAAAGTATTCAGTGGTAAACTTGCAAGAGATGCCGCTGGTGACGCCATCGAGGGTGAGGATTCAACTGATAGCAACCCCACTTTCCAGAGACTTCAGGGTCCTGCGATTGTAACAAGTCCTACAGTAGATCCTATTTACTGGGACGCAAGAAGGGAACTATGGATTCAAACCTATGTGCCCAGAAATAATGACATCCTAATCGAGCCTGATCCTAAGGATGAAAATGGTGGTACTGTTTATGATCCAGCAACTGGAGCTCCTGTAAGAGGTAATCTATACTACGTCCAAGGAACTAGAGATTGGTACACTCAACAGATTGCATTCGAAGGTATTCCCTGGATTAACTTTGCCAAGAGACCTGGTACTTCTGCCAATGCTCTTGATCAAGGAACAATTGATGACGAAATGCACATCGTTGTCTATGATGCTCTAGGTGAGGTCACTGGTGTTCGTGGTTCAACCCTAGAACAATATATCAGTGTTTCTAAACTCAAGGGTGCCAAGACACTAGAAGGAACCAACAACTACTACAAGGATCTAATCAACAGATCATCTCTTCTTATCTTCTCTAATGATAGAGTAGAGAGTATCGGTGAAGGATCAACTGGTGATATCACCGGTCTTCTAAACTCAGGTAGAGTTGCACCTGGTACTTTATTGAGTGTCAATCAAAAGGCAACTTTCCTACGTCCTCGTTACGGTGCTGTCGACCTTGCAGAGACAAATCTCTTTGCAGAAGACACCCCCGACAGTCTAAAGGTTCGTGACATCCCTTATATTCTACTTGGTGGTGAGGATCAACTTTCTGCTTCACTTGGTGAAATCCAAGCTGGTTACAAAAAGATTGAGGAAGAGAATGTTTCTGATTTAGACTATATCATTCAGGGTCCTGCATATGATATGATGCAGTTTGGTGATGGAACCTATGATGAGCAACTTAACGCTGCTGTTGGTAAGGGTAACTATCTAATTGCTCTAGGCGAAAAACTCAAGACCGCAATGGTACTACTAAGTCCACCAAGGTCTGCAGCTGTAGAGCCAATCAACGCTGGTAGAATTACCAACCGAGTTATTGATTGGGCGGATAGACTATCCTCTTCTACTTACGCTGTTCTTGACAGTGGTTACAAGTATATGTACGACAGATTCTCTGACAAGTACAGATACGTACCCCTCAACGCTGACATTGCCGGTACAATGGCACAGACCTCATTAGTGTCTGAACCATTCTTCTCACCTGCAGGTCTATCCAGAGGTCAGATCAAGAATGTTGTCAAACTATCTTACGATCCCTCTAAGGAACAAAGAGATCTACTCTTCTCCTCCCGTGTCAACCCTGTGGTTACATTCCCAGGTGAAGGAACGGTTCTCTATGGTGACAAGACTGCAGTAGCATATACTTCTGCATTCAGTCGTATCAATGTAAGACGTTTGTTTATCTACATGGAAAGAGAGATTGCTAAGATCTCCAGAAATGTACTATTCGAATTCAATGATGTTCCCACCAGAACTAACTTCTTGAATAATACCAACCCCTTCCTACGTGACATTCAGTCCAAGAGAGGTGTGATTGACTTCCTAGTTATTTGTGACTCCACTAATAACACCCCAGAAGTTATCGATCGTAATGAGTTTGTTGCTGACATCTATGTCAAGCCTAACCGTTCTATCAACTTCGTCCAACTAAGTTTTGTTGCCACGAAGACTGGTGTATCCTTCTCTGAGGCGATTGGTCTCAATAGAAGATTCGAGTCATTACAGTAAAAATATAACCATCATCTATTGAGGTAAGCAAACATGGCTAATCAATCCCCACTTGTAAGTAGAAAGAGTATTGAGAACTTTAAGTCAGCTCTTGCTAATGGTGGTGTACGTCCTACAATGTTCTCTGTGGAAATCACATTTCCACAGGCCGTTGTAAGTAATCAAACTGAACTTACTAATAAAGCGTTGTTCCTAGTTAAGGCAGCAACTCTTCCTGGTTCACAGATTGGTATCATCGACGTTCCCTTCCGTGGAAGAAAACTTAAAGTATCTGGTGACAGAAACTTTGCCGATTGGCAAACCACAATCATCAATGATACGGACTTCAAACTCCGTAAGGCAATGGAGAAGTGGTCTGAACTAATTCAGAACATGAACTTTGCTATTGGTGAGAACGAACTAGAGAACTACTTTGCTACTGCTGAAGTTAGACAACTAGATCGTCAAGGTAAACAGCTCAGAGTATATGAGTTCAATGGTATTTGGCCTAACACAATCGCCGATATCCCATTGAGTTTTGAAACTCAAGATACGATCGAGGAGTACGACGTATCCTTCTGTGTCCAATACTGGCATGCAGCTGGCTCTAAGGCACAGACCGTTTCTGGAGTCAATGAATGGACTAATCCCGCTGATGGCAAGAATGAAGGAACGATTCTTTCCTGATATTTTTCACATATTCATACAGGAGGGTTCACACCCTCCTTTTTTTATACCTAAATACATCTAAGACATAGTTAATAAACAAGTGATTCCAGGACAATCTGGTCGTTTATTTGGTTTTTCCTATAAGAACGACGAACTAGAAGAACTCAATAAGATATCTCCGGTACCCCCTAATAGGGATGATGGAGTTACAGTTGCCGGAGGACTCACTGGTTACAGTATCCCCATGGATACTGGTGCACAGAAAGATTATGAGCTTATCAGAAAATATAGATGTATGGCTCTCCACCCTGAGGTGGACAGTGCTATTGAGGATATCGTAAATGAAGCTATTGTATCTGACACTAACGATACTCCCGTTGCAATTGATTTATCTAATCTGGATATCTCAGAGCGTGTCAAAACTATTATCAGAGAAGAGTTTGCATATATTCTTCACCTACTAGACTTCAATAACAAAGCCCATGAGATGTTCAGAAAATGGTACATCGACGGAAGACTATATTATCATAAAGTTATTGACCTCAACCAACCTGAGAGAGGTATTACAGACATTCGAAACATCGATGCTCTTAAGATCAAACCAATTAGAGAATACAAGAGAGGTTTAAATCTACCCGAACCATACCTAAAGAATACCCGTAGACCACAGTCCGCAAAAGAACCACAGGTATTTGGTGAGGCATCAAAACAATTTCCCGCTCGTGTGATTGAATACTTCTTGTATAACAAGAAGGGTATGAATTATATGGGTAACGGTCTGGGTTACTCAGGTAGTCAGAAGGGAGATACTGTAAGAATTGCAAGAGATGCCGTCACCTATATCACATCAGGATTAGTTGACGGTAACAATGGACAAGTATTGTCCTATCTAAACAAAGCAAATAAGTCCCTCAACCAACTACGTTGGATGGAGGACGCAATTGTCATCTATCGTATGGCAAGAGCACCAGAGAGAAGACTATTTTATATTGATGTAGGTAACCTACCTAAGGCGAAGGCAGAAAACTACCTTCGTGATGTGATGGCGAGATATAGAACAAAAATTTCTTACGATCAAAACACTGGAGAGATCCGTGATGACAAGAAGTTCATGTCCATGCTCGAAGATTATTGGCTCCCCCGAAGAGAGGGAGGCCGTGGCACAGAAGTGTCTACTCTGCCAGGTGGCCAAAACTTGGGAGAACTCGAAGACCTCAAATACTTCCAAGACAAACTGTACAGATCCCTAAACGTTCCTATCTCTCGTCAAGACTCAGGTTCTGGTTTCCAGATTGGTAAGTCTGACAATATTATGAGAGACGAGGTTAAGTTTGCAAAATTTGTGGGACGTATGAGGAAGAAGTTTGCATACCTCTTCACTGATATCCTCAAGACACAACTCGTACTTAAGGGTGTAGTTTCTTCTAAGGAATTTGATTCCATGAAGGAACACATCCAGTTTGACTTTATCTATGACAACCACTTCTCTGAACTCAGAGAACTAGAAATGATTCAAAACCGTATGCAGGTAGCAGCAATGGCTGAACCCTACGTTGGTAAGTACTTCTCTGTCTATCAGGTACGTAATCGTCTACTTGGTTACACCGATGGTGAGATCAAAGAGATCGATAAGCAGATTGCATACGAACGTAATGTTGGTATCATTCCAGATCCAGAAGCAGTTATGCGTCAACAGTCCTATCGCGGACAGAGTGCTGGAGATGCAGAAATGTCTGGAGAATATCAAGGAACATCAGCAGATGGTGGCGGACAGGAGTTGCCACCTGGTGAAGATCCAATGGCCGGTGGTGGCGGTGGTGCTGCCATGGGTGGTGCAATGGGTGGTGGTCCACCTCAGGCAGCCCCAATGTAGGATCCTATAAATACTCATATAATTAAACTTAAGTTATGTCACGAGTTGCAGAATTGATTGATTTGATTGTACAAGGTAAGAATGCTGAAGCCTCTGAGGTTTTAAACTCAGAGTTACTTTCTCGTTCACACCAGTCGATTGAAAATATTAAACCCGAAATTGCACAAGGTTATTTTGCTCCTGTAGTAGGAGAGTTAGAACAACAACAATCCGAAGAGGAACAAACCGATGAAACTAATTAGAGAAGAGATCGAGTCAGTCCGTGTTATTACAGAATCTAATAACGGGAAGAAGAGCTTCCATATCGAGGGTACATTTCTACAGGCAGATATCAAAAATCGTAACGGTCGTATTTACGAGTCTCGTATTCTGTCTAAGGAAGTTGATCGTTACAATCAAGAATATATTTCAAAGAATCGTGCAATGGGTGAGTTGGGTCACCCAGACGGTCCTACTGTCAACCTTGATCGAGTTTCTCACAAGATCACATCATTGAAACAAGAAGGAAGTAATTTCATTGGAAAAGCAAAAATCCTTGAGACTCCAATGGGAAGAATCGCTGGTGCCCTTCTCAACGATGGGGTTACGTTGGGTGTTTCTTCACGCGGCATGGGATCTCTCAGTACTCGTAATGGTATCAATTATGTGGGTGAGGACTTCATGTTGGCTACTGCTGCTGACATTGTTGCAGATCCCTCCGCTCCAGATGCTTTCGTCCAAGGTATTATGGAAGGACGTGAGTGGGTCTGGGACAATGGACTCCTCAAAGAAACTGATGTTCAAAAAGTAAAAGATCGTATTGACAACGCTCCTTCACATAGACTCAACGAGGCTATTCTTGAAGGATTCCATGATCTTTTGATGGGTTGATTTTCCGTAAATCAAGTACTATAAACCCCCTAGACTATAAATAACTCTGACTAAATAATCAAAATTAGATTAGTAAAATGGCGCAATCCAAGACAGCAATTAATGATAAGGCAGCCAAAGGCGAAGGTTCAATGGATTCTATTGGAACCGACGTAGCATATGGTGCCGTAAACAGTAAGCACGACATGGGTGGTCCTACCGCTCGTAACGAACAGCCAGATAACGATTCTGCTAAGCTTAACATTTATATGCCAGGTCAGTCCAAGACTGCCGTGAACGATAAGGCATCAGCTGGTGAAGGCTCAATGGATAAAGTTCCTGATAGTGTTCTTCCCTACCCCGCAAACTATGATGGCTCCAAGCCTGGTCGTCCCGACACCTCTGGTGGGGCCGACTCCTTAGATGATTCTATTGCATACGGCGCCACCAAGGGTGCGGGTAAGTCATATGATAATGACGCTTTCCCTCCCACGGACATCGGCGGTCCTTCCTCTACAGAAAGAAGAACCGTTGGTCAGTCCAAAACCTATGAGCACGCAGAGATCGATGCCAAGGCTTCTGAAAGTCTCAACGAACTAGCTGCTGCTCAGGATGCCTCCGAAGATTTCAAGGCTAAGGCTACG